AAGTAACTTAAGTAACAATGGAAGGCAACAACAACAACGGGGGGAGTCCCAAGTTACCCTCGCCTAAGGGCTTGTCAGCTGATATGAATGCTTCACTGACCCAAGCCTTCCGAGCGATGGCCGCGTACACCGTGTCAAGTACTGTGGCCAAGCTCGGAGGGTGGGATATCAAGTCCGCTACCCAAGCGGTTGCGTTGATTGCTGCCTCCATGGGAGTTTTGAAGACCTTTACGAAACTCCTCCCAGAGCTGCCGTTTCGCCGAGATGGTGTCGTCGCCCCCCCAGCTAACCCGAATATCATTTTGCGTTCAGATGGGGGTGGTTCACGGCCGTCAAAACTGACAGTGGCATGGTACCTTGGTGTGCTTATGAGCTTTGTCTCTCTTGTGAAAGCGCGCCGCGTCCAAGTTGGAGGACGTGAGGTGAACCTGTGGCGTTACGCTGCAGTATTTTTGGGCGCCAACGCTGTTTATAGCGTCGCTCAGCTCGCTTGGGAACGAGCAAAGTCGCCTATTGGCGCAGTCTGGACAACCCGATTTATCGGCCAGACTTTAGCAGCTGGCTTTTTGAGTTCTAGCCAGCAACGACAAGTCTTCGTAGATACCCCTATCGTGCGGAGCCGGCCCGTAGCAAATCACACACATGGTGTTGCCGCGGCAGACCGTAACGCTGGCACAGCGACAGCCGCGTTGGTGGCAAACAGCCTTGGGCTGGAGCCATATTTTGTGCAGCAGTCACTTAGTGACGTGCGCAAGAATCGAGATGGTGATCGCTCGTTCCACTGGGCGAAAGACTTGGCCGTGCCTCCGGTCGAATTCCATCTTGATAGCGCGGCCCAGGCAGCCGTGCTTGTCGATGTGGACTATTACATCGATATGCCACGCTTGTTAGCGCGGCACCCGGGCACTTACTTGGTGAGTGCGTTCCAGCCAACGGCAGCAGGGAAAAGCGTTGGCGAGTACACTTTTCGGTGGTTGCGTGACGGCCGTGTCGAATACCGCGTGAGCGGCGGCGCCGAGTACGTGCACCACGTTTGGAACTATGCTGGGGACACTTTTCTGGTGGAGGATGTCGGGTACTTGTCAAAGCGCGTGTGCGCGTACCATGTTGATCGCAAGTACATCGACGAACACCATTGCCTGGTCCTGCTCAGTCTCATTGGGCAGTTCCAGATGCCTTCGGCTTTGCCGACGCCCTGGATTATCGAGGGGCGTAAGCTGGAGAGGTTGATGCCTATTGCCGACAACCATGTCGTTCTTGACGTGGTTAAACCTGATGGCATCTATCGGTCCGTGGCGCTATTGGGTAACCACGAGGCCGTGACGTTACCGATGGCACAGCTTGATGCTGTCCGGGCCGTTGCCGTTGCTGCGAAAATTATGGTGTCACCTGCCACCGTCGCGAGCAATATCGCACCGAGCTCAGCAACGGGCCTCCCGACTGAGCGATTGCCGCCCGGGCACGCAGCCATCTTGACCAATTACCTTCGGTCAGTTATACCCCACAGCCCTCCTGTGGTTTACCCGCCGACAGAGTGCATGATGCCGATTTATTTCGCTAAGCACGACTACGACGCCAAGGTGCCGTTAGCAGGATTTGGGTCTCCGTTGATTGGGCCCTGCTATGGCTTTGCAAGGAGCATTGCTTCCGATAACAATTGCATTGAGACGCGCGTAGAGGCCTTCCACGAGGTTGACACACCCGGACGTGTTGAAGACCCTGTCCCCCCCGCCCTTGCTGGCTACATGGTGGAATTTGCTGAGTTTCTGATTCCAGAGCCGCATATGGGCGTGCCTGTTGACCATGATTACGTCCATGATAAGCAGGCGAGACCTTCCCAAAGGGTCAAGCTTGACCAGGCGGCCGTCGCTGGGCCCTGGACCAAGCCAGCGTGGGATGCCTTCACTAAGGTAGAGACTTATGTGAAGCCGACCAACCCGCGCAACATTTCGCAGAATACACCAGCTGCGAATTTAGCGCATTCAACTTTTATGTATGCGTTTCATAATGGGGTCATGGCATCGCAAGCTTGGTATGCCTTTAATAAGACTCCTGCAGAGTGCGCGCAGCGAGTGTGTGATATACTTGCAGATGCAACGCATTCCTGCTTAGCCGATGGCTCAAGGTTTGACGGCCACGTCAAGCGCCGAGCGCGTATCCTCGAGCGTATCTGCATGCTGCGGTTCTTTGCCCGCGATTATCATGCGGCCGTGAATGAGGCACTTGATGCACAGATCGCTATCCCTGGCAAGACCAAGGAAGGTCGTCGCTATTGGTCTGGCTACGGCCGTGGCTCTGGGTCCTTAGAGACCTCCGATTTCAATTCAGTGCTTACTGCTTTTATCGATTATTGCGCATGGCGTAATACGACGGTTAGTGGCACTAAGTGTTCCCCGGCTATGGCATGGGCCAAACTGGGCATCTATGGTGGGGATGATAGTCTCGCCGGGGCCGTTGACCCCGCTGCCCTGAAGAGGAGCGCGGAGTTGATGGGTCAAGACTATGAGATTGAAGTCGTTGCTCGCGGAGATAGGGGTGTCAATTTCCTCAATCGCTACTATTCCCGCGAGGTCTGGCATGGCAATGTGAATTCCATGGCCAATCCATCCCGCTTACTTGCCAAGCTTTGGGTCGGGCCCGCAAACTTGCAAAATGTGTTGCAACGGTTCGCGGAGAGGTGCTCGGGGTACTACCGGATGGATCGCAACTCACCCGTTATCGGTGAGATTGTTACTGTGGCTCATGAGCTGCTAGGCGATTACGTCGAGGGACAGCTCATGCCTTGGGAGGGCAAATTTAGTGCAGAGTCAAATTGGCCCAATGAGGACAACGGGTGGATGCATGAGGAATTCTGCGTGTTCATTCCCGACTTCGACTTCTATCGGTTCCGTAGTTGGATCGATGAAGTCAGGCTCACGCAGATTGCGGAAGACCTGCTGCGCGCCCCACTGTGCACTGCCCACCCTGACGCCACGCCGACTGTCAAGCAAACTTGCGTTGTCGGCGAAGAATTGATGTTCCCCTCGGCTTTGGCCGCAGCGGATGCCCTTGGTAAAGGCAAGGAAGAGGCGGACGAAGTTTCGCCTTTGGCCCGCAACGCCATTTGGGACCACGATGAGATGTGTGGCCCAAGTATAGTGTTGCCTCAAGTTATTGAGGCGAACGCACTCATCCCGGGAGTTGGTGAGTGTGGTAAGCGCGCCGAGAAAACGGACTCGCAAGCCGCCAAACCCGCGAAAGCGGTCATGCCTAAGGCCAAGTGTGGGCATGAAGTGTTCCGGACCAAAGAAGGCGAGGAACGCGAGTGTGTTTGTCAATGGACACCTCCTAAACAACGGTATGGTGAGGAACCCAATGCCTTCAAAGCGCGCCTGGATAAATGGCAAAGGCTGCGCAATGCCACGGCTAAGAAGCGTGGCATCCGGGTCACATGAGTGACCTTTCTGGCTTGCCGGTGTGCCTAACAACGGCGGGCAAGCACTCAGCACGATACGCCGAGTGCATTAGGGACCACGACCAGAGTGAAACTGGGAAGTGGTATCCCTTGGGGTGAGGTTCATCCCTGCTCATGCGAGGTCGCACCTCGACACTCTGAATTATTGATAGTGTTAGCAACATGAGCAACAACAACAACAAGAAAAGTGGCCGTCGTACAATTGTGTACGACATGCGCAACGCTCCTAAAGCGGAGGTGCCCAAGCGGCGCCCGCGCGCTCTAAGACAGAGTAGGCCACAACGTGAGGTAGTGAAAACTCTCCCCATCAACACTGCGATGGACAAGGTGTCCACCGTTCCGAACATCACGCGCGCCCTGCAGTCAACGCGAATTAAACACCGCGAGTTGATTGGCGACGTGATTGGTACACGTGAGTACACCGTGGCCAAGGTTCTCCGGATTAACCCCGGTAACTCGGAGGTTTTTCCTTGGCTCTCCGGGCAAGCACTCGGATGGGAGTCATATAAATTCCACAGCTTGCGTGTAACTTACGTGAGTCGCTGTGGTAGCATACAGCAAGGGTCAGTTATGTTGGTGCCGGATTACGATCCCACTGACCTCGGGCCCGCAACTGAAGTGGTGGCATCTGGATTTTCTGGCACCAAAGAGTTCGTGCCTTGGGTGGTTAGTGAGTCAATCACGTTGCCCCCTAACCGTCTCAACCATACGCTCAAGAGCCACTTCATTCGCACTGGCGGCGTCCCCCCTGGCGACCTTAAGTTGTTCGACGCCGCCCAGGTTTTTGTGTGCACTAACGACAGTGGAACCACTAACCCTGTCGTTTTTGGGAAGTTGTGGGTTGAGTACGACGTTGAGCTCATGATTCCGCAGAACGTCGTTACTCCCAAGCAAGTTGTTGTCGCAGGTGGTGCACCAACCGGAGACAACTATTTCGGGGACCCTGGTGTCCCCGGACCCCTGCGTGATGTCGCGTCGAGTGTGGCCGGCCAAGCGGGAAACGTACTTGCTACTTTGCTTAGCACTAATAAGCAAGTCAAGATTGAAGGCCTTACTCCCGGCAATGAGTACCAAATTGCATGGGACGCCTCTGGCACTGGGTTGTCATCTTTTCGACCCTTTGCCACTGGATCTGGCGCCCAGGGCGTTTTTGGCGGCGCTTTCAATACTTTTGACCATGGCCCGACCGCTAGCGGCGACGGTTATGCCGGCGTCGCAACGTTTATAGCGGACGTTGTTCAGCCCCTGATCCTCCCCTGGGGGTTCTCCGGCACAACGTTCTCATTCGGTAACCTGTCCCTCAACTCCCTTCCGCAAGCGATAAGCTCTCGGTTCTGAGATGTCGCTTGTGGCCCATAATAAATAAATAAATAATCATAAATAAATAACAACTCTATTATAGCGGACGTTGTTCAGCC